TCATAGGCTTTGCATCTGAACCAAGCTGTGGCATTTTTATCTCCAATAAAAAAGGAAAGGGGCCACCGAAGCAGCCCCATCCTAAAAGGTCTAGTCGATACCGTAGAAGGCTGAAACCAGAGCTTCTGGTCGCAGTACCTTAGCACCGTAAACGTGAAGACCACGTACAATATCACCAAAGCTATCTGGGTCACGGATGACTTCAGTGCTTGTGATTGTCTGAGCCGTAGCCGTAGCAGACATATGACCAGCCATACATTGACCAGCAGCATTAGATACTGAAGGAATGTTATTTGACTTGTACATATCAAAACCACGAAGCTTGCCAGAACTTACCAAACCATTACGGATTGAACCCTGACCAGCATTGTAGTCTACAGACAGTAGCTTAGAGTTAGAGCTTGAAAGTACTTCGTAGAACTCAGGACTAGCAACAAACCAGCGGCCTTCTTCTGGGATATTAGACTCATCTAGCAAACGCGCCATATGTGCCATAATATCTAGAGGGTCATGCTCACCTGAAGCAAAACCAAGGTCTAAGTTACCAGTACCGTCAAAAGTACCAGCAGCAAGGTCAGTAGCATTGTCAGAACCAAGAATATGATTAGGACTAGCTGCTGAAACACCACTGAACATAGATGCTAATACACCTTCGTCAAAAGCATCACGCAATGCGTAAGCTGCTGAAGAGGTTGCAACGTCACGGAAGTTAACGTGAGACATATTGGTTTCAATATCATCTACGATAAACTTAAATGCGTTAGCTGTATCTACAACCATTGTTACTTCTTGGTCGGTCAGCTTAGTAGCTGTTACATCTTGACCACGCTCATACTGATAAACAGTAATCGTAGGCTCTTTGATGATCCGTACACTGTCACCGAATGCAGCAATCTCGCCAGCATAGTCAGTGTTAGTGATTGCTTCAATTACAGAAGACTTACGGAAAAAGTTTAGTACCTGCTTGGAATAAACTTTAGGTAGGAAGAACGAATTGTTCTGTCCTGAAACAGAGTTACCAAAGTTAGCATTGGTATCTGTTGATGGTTCAAAAAACTGATCTGATTGATTATAAGCCATGTTAATATTCTCCTAAGAACACAAATTTAATTATGGAACTACGCGCCCTTCGACCATTGCTTGTTTAATATCTTCTTCAAATCTATCAAACTGGTCTAAGGACATAGATCCTATTTCCCGTTCAGTCCAGATTTTAGGCTGTCCAGCATCGACATTGGTTGTTTTAGTTGAAACCATGTCAGCCGCTGATGCCCTAGACTGCTTTCTGGGCTGTTGTTTTGATTGATTTTTGCCAGTTTCTAATTTATAAAGATCAATAGCTTTTGATGCTAATGCAACATTATCAGGATTATTATAAATCCAATCTTGTATTTGCTCAGGTTGTTCTTCTGCCCATGCGTGAAAACTTTCATCTCCTCTGATGTCCTCAAAGTCTGGATGACGTTCTCTCAACGTAAGTTCAGCATCTTGTCGCATTACTTCAGACTCACGCTGACGCATGGACTGTAGCTGTGCTTCTAGATCTGCAACCTGTCGTTGACTCTGCATATGTGCTACAGTTTCAACAGTGTTATACAAATCAGGGTATTCTTCTTTAAAGCTTTCAATATCTTCTACACTTTTAGGTGGTTGATACTGTGGTTCAGCAGCCCTAGCTTGCGCTAAAAGTTCCTGTTCCTTTTGCTTAAATTCAGAAAGTTTCTGATCATAATGTTTTTTTAGATCATCGTATCTTTTCTTATAGTTAGTTCTTTTTCGAGGTTCTTTTTCCTCAGGGGCCTCTTCTTCGAGGGTAGCCTGTGGTCGCTCAAAAAATAACCCGTCTGCTGAACCTTGACTTGGCGCATCTGCTGTGTGCCATTCCTTTCTAGCATTGTAAGGGTTACTAACTTCTTCTTGTACTTCTGACATCTTCAATCTCCATTACGGGGCTTGTGTCTTTGCAAGGTAGCCATATTAACTCCGTCAAGTTTATGGGGCTTGTCTTACCAAGGTAGCCGTAAAAATTATCGAAGGCTAGGCATCTTATTGGCACCCATCATAAGCTTCTTGATTTCCTCGTCTGTCTGAGAGAGGGGTGAATCTTGCTCTTCTGGGTCTTCTTCCATATAACCGCCAATAGCCTTCATTTGATAACCGCCATCGTAGGCACGTTCAGCTTCATCCATCATTACTTGGAGATTGTCTGCACCTATCTGGTCGGTTGCTTTCTTGGTAATCACAAACTCTCCATCACTCAAACGAGCGGGGATAGAGTCTGATACACCAGTTCCGGGGCCGTCAACTTCGCCAGCACCCGAAAACTCTGATGCAACTGTAATTACTTTGTCCATGATGTCTGATAATCTTGGATCATTTTGTAATGCAGTTGCTAAATATTCTTGTTCGTCATCGTCAAGGGATTCATCCATGACGTAGCTAAAATAATCATCTTCCATTTCATTATCTGGAAGCTGTGAAGCCATTGCTTCATCCATCTCTTCTGGAGGGATGTTGTCGTATGTATCTACTGGCATTCCTTCTTCTGGCATCATAAGAGAGCCTTCAGCCTTGCCTAAGCGTTCTTTGTCAGCATAGTAACGATCAGAAGCTTCGTTATTTAAATCACGTTTACTTTGTGAGGAAAGCAAAGATTTCACTTGTTCTTCTATTTGTTTTCTTTCTGTAGCACTTTTAGCGTTAGCAGTAGCTCTTCGCAAGTCTGCTATTTGATCAAGATCTTTTTTGTCTTGATCCATGTCTGCTAAAAATTCTAGCCTTATAATGTCTTCCTCAGTTACTTTACTCATAATCTTTCCTATTCAATGCTTCTTCAACTTGCGCTGGGAGTGTATCTAATCTAGCCAGAAAACTCATCTTCCCCTGACTGCGGAACATTTCCAGTTCCGATGTTGCCGCCACCAGTACCTGTAACTCCAAGGTCTTGAGGCTGTCCAGATACTCCTTCAGGGCCTCCCATTGGAGCTTGTCCTTGGTCAACGGGGCCAGCTTCTTGGCTAGGGACTTGTCCAGCATTGTTTGCCATTCCTATAATTTGAGCCATCATTGCTGCTTCTTCTGGATCATTCATCAGTTCATCTGGGTCTAGATCCAAGCTGTAAGCAAGTTCACTAATTAGCTTGTTCATTTTAATAAACGGTGCAACGGCAGGATTAGCTGCTGTCTGAAGGAACATTGTAAGTCTTTGTGACCTTACTTCTTTCTGCATCAGACTGTTCGTACCCGTGGCTTTTACTTCTAAATCACCTACAACACCCAACTTAGACTCTAAGAACTGCATATTCCACTGGAAATAAGCATCACCTAGAGGCTTTAAAAGAAAGTCATCAAGATTCTTAATAACAGTTTTAATGTTCAAAGATGCTGCACCAAGCAACATAGACATACCAGAAGCAGTACGAGTCATGCTTTGTACGCCTGTTTGACCGTGGCTATACGAAGGTATACCTGTTTGTTCGTCTGCAAGCTGTCTAAACTTGTCAAACATCTGCATGTTTTCATTGGTAGTGTTAGGGAACTTCAAACCATTAATAGCTGTTCCGGGTACACCTGCTTGCCTACGGAATACTTTACCGGGATATATCTCCATTGACTGACCACCTACAAGGGCAGTCTCATCTACATCAAAGATTACAGAGCCTGATAGGGCTAAGTTGTCAATAGCCATACGTGCATGACCATTCATAATCTTTTGAGAGTCATCCATGTTTTCAGCTACACCAATACCAAAGAAGCTGTATGGGTTCTTTTCATAACAAAAAGCATGGTAAGGAATACGGAAAGGAGTAAATGGGTTTACTACACTACGAAGCATTCTACCATTACAAATCCAAGCGTTGATCTGTACTTCATCTAGGTCATCTACTTCTTCAGGAATATCCATACCTACCTGTCGGCAGTACTCTGCATCCATAACACCCCAATACTCTAGTACTTCATATTGAGATGAACCGTACTCATCATTACGGCTATCATCTTTTAACTCTTGTTCGTAGTCTTCTTCAACGTAATTAGGGCCATCATTTAAACATTCTCGTATAGCGTCTTTTTCAAAGTAAGGAAGCTTACCAAGACTACGAAGCTGTGTACGATTTAGTCGATGCCTGTGGAACGTATACTCTGCTTCATCCATACTAGTTGCATTAGGATCAGGAAAGAAATCCCATATACTAACGAACTCCAGACGAGGGACACGCACATCAACAGGAGAATAAGTACGTTCACCATCCTCTTCTTCTTCCCATCTATGTAATGTTTTATTAAAATTGAAAGGCCCCTTAACAATACCTGTACCGAATAGTGCTGCTTCAAACAAAGAACTTCTTAGTTCACTAGCACCATTAGATTCTTCTATTTGATCGTGAATTATTTTTTCCATGCGTCTTGCAGCTTTTTGTGCAGGACTCATTTCTAATGCTTGTGGGTCTGGTGAAGGCCCTTCAACAAGCATTCCTTTTTCTTGTGCTTTCTTATCTAGCATAGTTTCTTCAAACTTACCAGTGCCATAAGTAGCACCTGCTTTTAGTACTTTTCCATCTCCTGCATAACCTACATCAAATGGATTCTCTGTTTCTTCTACTGCTTCTTCACTAGGAGCTTCCTGAGAAGTTTCAATTCCCGGCGATTGAGTATTTAAATGAGCATACTCTGAAATACCTTCAGGTACTTTCGTTTCACTGATACCAATAGGAAACTTATTAGCACCAAACACAACATCTACAAGTTGTCC